GATAGCATAGTTTTAGAAAATCGAATTAAAGAACAAGAAAAACTTTTAAGAGAATTTTTTACAGCTAATTGGACGCAAGATTGGGGTGGCATTGAAGGTTATCGCACGTTTATCAAAAAACGCAGAGAAATTAAAGAAAAACGAGAACGCACAGTGTATCGTAAGATGCGAGCGAGGAAAGATTTTATATATAAGACCAAGTTGGGGACGGCTCTTGCTGTTTTAGTAGCGGTTTTAATATTTTTACTTTGGTTTTTATTTGATTCAATTATGGAGGCTAGTAAATAGATGTTAAATTTAATCGGCTCACTATTACCAGTTGGTGAAAAACTAATCGATAAATTAATTCCTGACCCACAGGCAAAACAAAAAGCGTTAAAAGAATTAAAACAAATGGAACAGTCCGGGGAGTTAGCGAGATTATCAGCAGAACACGCAAACACCGCATCGGCTCGAGAGCGTGAAATCAAGGTAGCCACATCGGAGTTCGCCCCGTTTATAAATAAAATCATCGTGCCATGTCTCGCTATACTCATTGTGCTGTTAACTTTTGGAATGATGACGGCGATTTTGTTTTTGGATATTACGGCTGGTAAAAGTTACGAAATTGCATTATACATATTAGGATTACTCTCAGGAGCGTTAATGTCTTGTATCAATTATTATTTCGGTTCATCCACCGGGAGTAAAGAAAAAAGCAGAGAGTTACAAGAGATTATGGAAAAAAAGGAACCAAGGGTATGAATTACGGGAAATACTTTAAAGAGTCTGAATTTGTTTGTTCACATACCGGCGAAGTTGCGATGCAACAAAGTTTTTTAGATTCGTTAAATGTTTTACGTGAAACCTTTGGTAAACCTATCACGATCACTAGCGGCTACCGACACCCCACGCACCCGATAGAGGCTAAAAAGAAAACCCCGGGTGCTCATACTACGGGTCAAGCAGTCGATATAGGAGTAAGTCGAGGCGATGCGTACAAATTATTATTAATAGCTTTAAATGCAGGTTATACAGGCATCGGAATAGCCCAGAAGGGTAACGGGCGTTTTATCCATTTAGATACGCTCACAGGCTCGAGAGAACGCCCTAGACCCACTATTTGGAGTTATTAGTCTATTTTTATGACCTATAATCGCCTTTTGGCTCGGGTTTGTTTAAAAAACAAGTTATTTCGGGTCTATCGCTACTAGCGAGAGTGCGTTGACATATACCCATTAATATAGGAGTCGATAACGATAAAGTAAGAGAACCATCTTGTTGCCTAAAAACCTTCCCAACATCATAATTCCGATATTTAGTTTCACCTGACTTTTTATCGGTGTAAGCAATACTAGATTTAACATTAAACTCGATATTATTCATTGGTTGCGTTTGTTCTGATTCTACGCTTTCTCTTGAATAACTTTCATTCCTTCTGTCGTAATTCATATTATTTCCTCCGGTTTTATAAACACTCATTGTTTTGACCTCCTGTTATTTTCCTGAATCCATTCATAGTCTAACATCATACATTTTGCCTCCATAATTTTTGGAGAATTTTCTAATTTTAAAAGTGCGTCATATTCCTCTCGGGTTTTTTCTACCCCGAGAGAATACGCCTCGTAATACCAACGATTATGCCGGTCAACCAAATCTACATAAACGAGCCAACCAACAACAACCAACGATATTAACCCTAAAAAAATAATTATTGTTCGCATTGTAATTCTTCCGGTTTAGTCCAACCCGTTAAACCTAACGCATCATCATCGATGTTAATTAATGCTTGATATCGATGTTCGATTAAGCCGCTAAAATAATCAATTTTCTTTAAAAGGAACTCAAAATCATTATTAGTCCAATTAAATAACCTAGTGCATAATTGTAATTTTTCAGGTGCTTCTGCACAAAAACTTATGAAGATACTTTCTCTAGTTTTGCATAAATGAGCCTGAGCAACCATTTGCCAAATGTAATCGGGTTTTATCGGTTTATTAAAAATATTAATATTCGATAAATGGTTTTCTAAACGAGGGCATTTTATTTCGATATTAAAAATTTGATTATTTATCGTAATGAGTCCATCGGGAGATGCCCCAAAATAACTACGCTCCGGGTCAACCATAAACCCACATAATTCTACCTTTTGCTTGGTTAAAACTTCAAAAGCCATTCGAGCATATTTTTCATGCTCTTTCCCTCTAACGATATCGGGTATAGCGTTATATTTTTCCTGATCTTTCTCGTAAATACTCATTAATTCATTTTCGTTTAAAAGAGTTTTATTTACTAATTCACAGGCTTTTTTATCTATATAAGCGGTTTGAGTTTTTGTAAGTCCATCTCCACGGGATGCCATACAAAGCACCCCGCATTCACTCGCTGTAATTTTTCCTAAACGCTCCAACCACCATTCAAAAGTATTTTGTTCAGCATTCATTTTGAACCCCTTTTAAATGTCGCATCGTGATTCTTTTGTATTTTGTCGATACTTTTAGTTACTTTATTGGATTCCTCGCCTAAGTTATCCCAGTTATTTTGATCTGCTCTATCGTACATATCATGGTCAGTTAAACCCAAAGCATTCTGCCAGAGATATCTCCGAGCGTAAGTAATCGATGAACCAATAACTTGCATTTGATTCATTTTTCCTACCGGAGAATAATCAATTGGCACAGTAAATGTAACCGAACTTCCGCTTGCGGTATGTACTATGGTTAATTCACCCACCTCTAATAATACAGGCGGCTCGCTATCTATTTTTTTGGTAAAGAAATTCTCACTCCAACTCAATCCGAGTTCGTTTGCTTTTTTTATTACTAATGGTAGAAAATCCTCGAGCGTAAAATAACTAAAACCTTGAAAATTATTTACCCCAGTTTTTTTCGGGTTAGCATCTACCACGTAAACTCTTAATGAATTTAATTTTGCGTAAACTTCCATCTGAATTTGTGCCATGACTTTTCTCCTTTAGAATGTAGGCTTGTTATAAAAATGAATAAATATCTCGTCAAGATATCTAACCGCCGCTAAAAATTTTTCATACTGAATCGATTGCTCTATTTCTCCATTCTCACTAAAACATATAGTTACAATATCGCAATCGGTATTCCCGGCCACTACAATAAAAAGCGGTTTACACGTTTCCTCATCCTCAGTCACGTGGATATCTATAGGTTTACAGTTCGAAGCAATAGCAAGACTACCCCAAAAAGTCATCATATACTTTACCCTATGGTCATCTCTCACTTTCGGATTATCCCATGCCGGGTGATTAAAATGCTGACCTTCTCTGCTAGCTTCTAATCTTGCATCGAACGCCTTCAAAATGTGCTCTTGCTCTCTTGCACTAAGAGTCTCATCGAGCTTTTTTTTCCTCGGTTTAGTAGCCATATTTCCTCCTTTTTATAGACTATTTATAATAATAGCGTAAATTTTATAATAAATTATCTTTTTTTTACGTTATATTAAGATTATTCTGTCCAGAATTAAAAATCTTTTATTTGGACACTTAAAATAGAGAGGGGATTGATGACGAATACAGAGTGCATTAAACGGTTCGGGAAGACTAGGAAAGAGGTGGCCGCAGTTTGCGACGTTCATCCTCAAACAGTCGACAAATGGTTTTTAAACGAAAATGGGTTAATTCCGGCTAAATATTGTCCGGTTCTTAGAATGGCGACCGGGGTATCATTTAGAAAATTAAATCCAAGAGTATTTACAGCGGAGTGGGAAAGATACGAACATGACCTTAACAAATAGGAGCGTTTTAAAACTACGGGCGGATGGTTTCGTTGCGGAAGTTGTAGAAAAATTTAATGCGTATACGAAAACAAGGCACGATTTATTTGGCTGTATAGATATAATTGCGATAGGGGATGGACAGACGCTTGCTGTGCAAACAACGTCAAAAGCTAATATGAACTCGAGAATAAAAAAAATTGAAGATAGTGAATATTTAGCTGAGATGATTCGTTCGGAATGGCAGGTTATTGTCCATGGTTGGTTTAAGGAAAAAAATAGATGGAGGTGCAAAGAGTTTAAATTTTAATTCCGGGAAATGCGACCGGTATAAAAAAAAGCTAGGTGGGCAAGAGGCTCTGGGATAAGTAGCCAGAGAGCGAGGGAAGACCCCTGTTGATTGCCGATAGTATTCGAGTTGTGCGAACTATCAGATGGATGTTACCGGATACACCCCGCAACGATTTACTAAAGGGTCATTGTGTCTAAAATTCAAAACGAGGCTAAAAGATGAAAGATGAGTTTGAGAGATTATGGGCTGTTGTGGATAGGAAGGTAAATAAACAACAAGCATTCCGAGCATTTAAAAAAAATTATAAAGAATTAAAAATATTTTCTTTAAAAAACAATAAAGAAATTTCTGAGATATACCGGGATTGGAAAAATGCTGAATATAAAAGTAAAGATATTTTTAATGATGAAGGAGAAATAGATAAAACAAGATTACAATTCGTTTGTCATTTATCAACATGGTTGAATGGTTGGAGATGGGAAGATGAGATTCCTGTAGAGGAATCCGAAGAGGACAAATGGTATTCATCGTTTAGCGGAATAATTCAAAAAGGGGAAAGCATTGGTTTGGTTTTCGATGAAGATAAAATGACGTTCCCTGAGTACAAAAAAATTATTTTCGAAAAAATTCCGAGGGAGGGATAATGGAAAATTTCTATATTCTAATAGATGATAAAGCAAGGAAAATATGTTGTGATGCAGTTAATACAGCCCCAGAAAATTACATCGTAGAAATTAAAGCGAGAAATAGAACAGTAGAACAAAACCGATTATATTGGGCTCTTTGTCATGCCGTAGCGGAACAATACACTGAGGATGGTAATTTTTATAAAGCCGATATATGGCATGAGTTATTTAAAAAAGCATTCGTTCCGGGGCGTGTAGAAATTTTACCCGATAAAACCGAACTAATTATGTATAAAAGCACTACGAAGTTGACAGTGACGGAATTTTCGAATCTAATTGAAAATGTTAAAGAATTTTGTAGAGATAATAAAATTAACATTGACGAAATAATATCGGAAATGCCTTATGCTTTTGGAGAATTTTCGTAGTAAAAAATTATTAAAAATGGCCAAAGACTCACCTTATTGTTTTTCCTGTGGGAAAAGTAACGAGAGAGATATTGTAGCCGCCCATTCGAATCAATTAATCGATGGTAAAGGCAAAGGAATTAAAGCATCGGATTATCGTGTAGCCTTCATATGTAATAAGTGTCATGTCCTTATCGATACAAGTGCTAAACATTCCAAGGAAGAAAAAAAACAGCTATGGGAATCAGCACATCGAGCAACAATCGGTTGGTTATTTATGAGCGGTAGACTACAAGTTACAGAGCCGCCTAAATATAATTTGTGAATGAACTTGATGATTTAATAAATAATTGGTATCTTTATTTAAAGGATTTACCACGAGTTGGCCCCATCCCAGATTCTACTTGTAGGTCAATCGAACACAGATACATACCAGAGGCGGGAGAAGTTTTTGACGAAGAAAAAAACGAGCAAGAATATTACGATGTTGAACAGGCTGAAAAATTTGAAAAATTGGTTTGTAAACTTCCTGAAGAATATAAAAAAATAATTGTTCACCGATATGTTAAATATAGGTATTTGTCCGACAGAGCATTAGCAAAAAAATTAAAATTTAGAAAATATGAATTTCAAAAAAAAATTTTTTTAGCCCGGGAATTATTAAGGAAGTTAAGTTATGACAGAACGTATTAATCCAACAGAGGATTCGATAGAATTTAAAATTACACCAATGAATATTGGAGATAATTCTAACGACCCATTAACGCAAAAGATATTGGAAATTGCTAAAGAGTTTAACCACGATTATAATTTTTTACTGCTTTATGTAGACAAAAACGGGCATTTCCGATTTAAAGCGAAAGACGAAAATAGACAAAGCATATTAGAAATGCTTCAAGTTACTCAAAAATCTATTTTAGATAGTTACAAAAAAAAATGAGTTTAAATGCTAAAATTTTACAAGTATTAGGTGATGAAAGATTAACAGTAGACGAAATATATTCATTCCTCAAAGACGATCACGAAAAATACGAAATAAATAGTAGAATGGCTGTATTAGTCAGACAAAAAAAAGTCGGCAAAGAATATTCACCGACTCAGCCCAAACCATTTTATTTTGCTTTTAAATAAAAATATTTTCGTATATAACTTTATCGTAACAGCTACGGCGAGTTTCAAAAAACTCTTTATATTGAGGGAATCGGTGCATAAACAAACGAGGATAGAACGCTACATAATCGTTGTTTAGCCTAAAATCCGGGTCTGGTTTCCTTAATTCTACATAAATCTCATACCTCATCCGCTCCCATATATTCTGAGCTCCAGAGGGTCTATTCCTCCCAGCGGCGTAAAGAGCGTGTTTTTTAAATACTTCCCATACTTGAGGGTTGGATTCCGCAAAAGCGACTGTTTTTTTAATTTTCTGTTTTTCTTTAAAGGTTAGAGGGTCAAACGGGTCATCTCGCCATAGTTCGTCTGTACGGGTCTGAGCCTCAGCCGCTATAATTTTGTCCAAAATCTCATGCGGCTTACCAGATACCGCATATCGCATTTTTCTCATTTTTTACCTCCAAATCGATGAATTTAACATAACCTCTATATAATAGGCTAATCTTATAAAAAAAGGTAGTATTTTATATAAAAGGGGTTCATAATTAGAGGGTAGATAATTTAATTAATTGAAAGGATTGAAAATGAGCGAAAATATCGACTACTTATATGCCCGGGAAATTACCGAAGATTATAGAGCCGAACTACTAGCCGAAAAAGAGGCGGAGTGGTTTGCGGTTTTCGAAAAGAGAATGAAGGAACTGGGGATAAATAAACCTACGATGTTGGTTATTTGGAATCAGCTAAATAATGTGAAACACTTTGACCGGCTGATAAAAACCCTAGAAACGCTGAGCACCGGTACTACTGAGGAGATAGCCAATGAATTATCTATTTATTTGGCTATGCATTATGCTCCCTCCGGTATTTCGAGTAGCACGTTATCGGAAGTCTGTCACGCGAGCATCGAAATTCAACTAAACAAGCCGGTCATTGGAGCATTGAAACATAACTACGGCGTAGCGATTCGAAGAAGTATTGAGTCGCACGTTAGAAAGCGTTACAAGAATATCAATAAAAAATTAGCAAAGGAGGCAACTAACAATGGCTAAAGTAATTTTGGGAAAATGTATATCTAAAACGAACGGGTCAATTAACGAAATTGACCCTTGGGATTACGAAGTGTGTTTACATCTCTATGGTAATAAGAGGTTAGTTGATAGAATGAAACGGATACCCGCTGTAGATGATGTTTACTTATTTATTGTTATTGGCTGTATTCTGGCTCACGCAGACATCAAAGTTGGTCGCAGCGGTAGACCCGGCGGTGCAATCTCTCAAGCATCTAAACTGCAATATTTTGAAGAAATCGATGCTTTTTTTAACTTACTCACAGACGAAGAATTAGCTGACGTTATTTCGGAAGTAAAGGAATGTTATGTGGGCGATTATTTGGAACCGATGGATTTTGTTGAAGAGGATTTCGAAAGACGATTTCCCGCTGTGCTAGAAAAGCTAAAAAGAGAAGGTGCTACGAATTATATTAACTGGGATAAAGTGCGGGATGATACCGAGTTAGATTTTGTGTTCGTTAGTATTCCTACGCCATTATTACCAGATGATTTTAAGCATGATCTTTGTTTTGTTGCGACATATGTGTTTCGTAACTATGACTTACAACCTTGAAGGAGATGACGATGACTTTTAATTATTCACATTTAAACGTAGTAGAGTTTTATAAATTGCTTGTTAAATTACAAACTCTCATACTAGACCGAACCCAAGAGGAAGATTGGCAAAATTATAACTGGGTTTCGGAGGCTATAAAAACGCTTGAAAAACTCGAGGAATTATCTGAAAAGGTACTCCACTTAGATGCTGACTCGGAAGAAAAAGAGAGTTTCCTCAGACTGCGGATTCATTTAACTAGTTTAGAGAACGTAAAGCAAGATATTGAGCAATATCTAAAATCTCATGCACGATTAACGCCAGAGTTGAGATATAAACAATTGGGTTTAATGGAATTAGTTTATAAAGGTTTAAGTAACATCTTGCGAGTGCAATTAGAGGAGTTCCCGGTAATTCATTCCGAGAAAATTTTACTTTCTTCGGTTATATCTGATTTACAACAACTAAGGAAGTCGGAAGGAAGGAACACCCATGCAAGTAACTGATAAACCTTTTAATAAAGAGGACGGAGAGTACAACGACATTTGTGCTCTCCGGGATAAATTACTTATTAAAGTAAAAAAACTAAACCCGGAACGGGCGGAGGAGTTAGCATTATTCGCATTAAATTATCTACAGTCGATACCAAAAAATGCTAATTTCTCCAACCTTCCTTTGGCACAGCAAGCATCGAAGCCGATATATTGTGTTGTCCGGCATAAATCAAAAAGTTTCTTAAAAAAAGTAATCTCGTTTTATGTGATATCGAACGAACGCCTTATTAATATCGATTGGTTTATTTCTGAGGCCGTTGGATACCCTTATTGCGAAAAACATGAAGGAATTATCGTAAAGGGAGGAAATACTTGTTTAGCATGGGAAGTTATATATGGGATTAGCCGTTTATTGTATGACGAGGGTTATATGTATAAAAGGGAGTGGATATAACCTGTCTAACCTGTAACGCCTTGAAATAACAAGAGAAATTAAGAGAAAAAATTATACAAGTTTTTTCTCTTTTTTTTTATCGAATGAGAAATAAGGGGGGGGTGTTATTTATCATTCATTTATGGTAGGAAAATGTTGCGAATTATTTTTTTTTCATGCAAAATAGAGGTGGGTAAGTGCGGACACAACACGAATTTACCCGTTGTCTCTTTCATCTGAAATACTGGGAGTCTTTGTGGCTCCCTTTTTTTTTAAGGAAATAAAATGGCAGGCATGAAAAAAGGAGCGGCCACGGGCGGCAAGAAAAAAGGAGCGGCCACGGGCGGCAAATCCATGACAATGAAACAAAAAATGGCTAAACTAAGAGCAATGAAAAAGCCAAAACGTAGAGCGTAATTGCCTTATTTAAACAGTGATCTTTACGAATCGAATATTCCCATATTTAAGGTTTGGGTGCGTAAGGAGTTCACCAAAGGATTGAAGGATTATCACGGCGAGGCTCTATCGGCTATCGTTTGCGGAGTTAGAACCGAACCAGATAAATGTTTAGCGTTTCACATAGTTTTCACCGGGTACGAATCCGATGATGATGATGGGATCCCAAATGTTCACGGCGGAGCGATGTGGGCGAAAATGCCTATAGTGGCCCTGATGGCGGATATACCCGTTGATGACTGGCCTCCGAGAATGGAAACTAGGTTAGTACAGCCATGGGATTGCTCAAGCTATTATCACTCGATTACAAGGTATTCAAGGCTAACACCTTCCCCATGGATTTGCTACATCGATGGAGAGTTTATTAAAGGGCGTTATTATTTTACAGTTGACTATGCTCAAAGCACAGTTAGCGAAGACCCCGCCCAACATAAACAAAACCACGTTATCGCTTTATTAGAAGGGAAGTATCGAGGAAATATAGTAGCGTTACCAAATAATCGATGCAGAGTACATTCCCCGGCATATTGGATAACGGGTACTGGAGCACCAGATTTCGCACCCAATAATCATTCGTATTGTGCGGAGCAAGATGACTCTTACACCGATTGGGAAACAACATTCGATAATCTTTATAATAGGAACAAACGCAATGATGACAGTAAAAAAAAGCGACATCGAAAAAATGCAAGCGTATCTGCTGACAAAAAAACCAGCAGCGATTGATAAAAAAGTCGCCTATGGCCCAGAAATAAAATCGAGGACAAAAAGTGGCAAGAAAGTTTCCAAAAGTCGCCAAAAGTAAAAAAGGTGTACCCCTTAGTTATTTAAAAGGCTCGAAGAATAAAGCCGCCTCGGAGCGGGAAATATTATCGACTCAAAAAAAATATAAAGAGGGCAAATTGTCTATTGCTGACATGAACCGGATAGCAAAAAAGAGGAGTCAAAGTGCCACCAAAAACTACAAAAAAAACTACAAAAAAAGGAACAAAAGCTAAAAGCATAGCCGATTATAGTAAAAAATATAATATTCCGAAATCTACTTTAAATAAGGTTTATAAACGTGGAATGGGTGCTTATTACAGTTCCGGTAGTAGAGCCGGGGTAAGTCCACAACAATGGGCTATGGGTAGAGTTAGGAGTTTTGCGACAGGTAAAGGCGGAGCGAGAAAAGCAGATGCCGATTTACTAAAGAAAGGCAAAAGTGGCAAAAGTGGCAAAAAAACTAAATAAAAAATCTATGCCTTGCAATAAGCCCAAAAGAACACCCGGGCATCCTAAAAAATCTCATGTTGTTAAAGCGTGTTATAATGGCAAGGAAAAAATTATTCGATTTGGACAACAGGGCAAAAAAGTAGGAACGCTCGGAGGAACAGCGGGCAAACCTAAGAAAAACGAATCAGAACGAATGAAGGCAAAACGTAAAAGTTTTAAAGCGAGGCACGGCAAAAACATCGCAAAGGGAAAATCCTCCGCCGCTTACTGGGCTGACAAAGTTAAATGGTAATAGAGAAAATACCCATTTCTGAAATACAGCCGTATGAAAAAAATGCAAGGGAGCATTCCGGGCAACAAGTTATTCAGATTGCGAACAGTATAAAAAAATTTGGATTTAACAACCCGTTATTAATCGATGAAAACAAAGGATTAATCGCCGGTCACGGAAGATTAGAGGCGGCTAAAGAGTTAGGATTAACTGAGGCTCCATGTATTACGTTAAAACATTTAGACGACAAACAAAAAAGAGCGTTCATTTTAGCGGATAACCAATTAGCATTGAATAGCAGTTGGAATAGAGAAATGTTGGTGTCGGAATTAGAACACCTCAAAGAATTAGATTTCGATATTAGCACGATAGGGTTTAGCGTAGACACGCTCGAAGTCGGAGAGGTGGATTATTCCATACTCGATGATGAAGAAATAATACAGAAAACCGAAGAATTACAAGGACAAACAAAACGAGCTATCGAGTTCACGTTCTCCTTAGTAGATTACCCAGAGGCATTTAAAATTATAAGCAACGCCAAAGAAATAGACGACAATGTTGGTATGGTTGTAGTGGAGTTGTTAAAACGAAAATACCAAATAGGAGTTTAGGTTGAACTTCAAGTTATTCTGTATGTATTATGACAGATACGAAGAGGCCACAACCAGTTTAGCGTTAGGGGATATAAAACAAAACCACATCGTTTTATGCCATAACAATGCGAATCAATTTAATTGCATCTCTAGTTACGGCAAACTAATAGAAACGGGTGAACCTACAGGAATACAAAATAATTTTAATTATGCTTTAAAAATGCTTGAGCCCGGAGAATGGGGTATATTTTTGAGCGATGATTATATTGTCTCAAAAAAACTACAAGATGATAATTTC